CGCCTTGAGTACGTCTGCCCAATTCATAAGCCAAGCACCTTCTTAATAAGTTCGCCAGCGACACCGGGGCCAAACAGCACGCAGATAATCACGCCGTACAGCAGATACTCAATCCTGTTCATCCGCTTTGTACCTTCGTCAAAACGGTTCTGGATGCCCTCGTACCTCTGGGCGCAGATGGCCTCGTGGATGCCTAGACGCTTGTCAGTCTCATTTGCTAGTTCGTGAACATCCGCCATTGCATCTCCGTATTAAATGTTGCTTGACCAAACAGCTTGTGGAGCGACAGGCCAAACATCTACGGTTGATGGCTTAACGATAGCAATAGAGCGCAAAGCCAGTCGGTAGGTATCAAACTCTGCGGCATTTGTCAGGTGAGGCGTGAGGGCTGTATTGCGCACGCTTGCGTTCTCAACCCAGTCAGTCAACTGCAACTCGCTCTTGGCGCGACCAGCATTACCTTCAGACTTCTGCGTGGCTTCAATTTGCGCACGCTCTTCAGGTGTTTTGTATGGTTGCCAGTAATTTGAGTTGCCGTAAACCGTAGAAATAAAAGCCTCAACCTCAACCTGAGAGGTAAACGGCTTTTGCGTTTCAGGGTTGTGCGAAGCAAGAAAGCACTCCAAAGTGCCATCGTCACTGATGATGTGCGATGACAAATCATCGTTGATGGTAATCATGACTCAAGCCCAATTAAAGTCCATTGAGTATATGAGGAACTGCCGTTTTGTATAGTTGTGCCAGCAACTAACGTCATCGGAATAGTGTATGAAGTTTGTCCCGCAGTCCAAGTGCTAATAGTCGTTACATAGACACCATTGACTTGAGGATATGCGCCATTCCATATAACCATAACCCCTGTAAATGTTTTGCCTGCGGGGACAGTGTAAAGAACAGCCGTAGAAGACCCGGGCGTTATGACAATCTGTTTTGATGATGACGCCGACGTTGCTGTTGGTACGCTTACTAAAGCCATGATTTTTCCTTTAAACGGTTTGGACGCCAGTAATTCTTAACCTCATAGAAGGCGAAACCGCCAACTGCACAGCAGTGCTTGGAGTAAAGAAGTTACAAGAACCCGTATCGCTGTTTCCGTTGCCAAAAGAAGCGCCAGAGATTGTTTTTGAAGAAATAATACTCATTGACGAATCAACTATATGAATAGTATTTGAGGAACTACCTCCCGACCCTAGCATGATTGCATAATTACTATTTGTTGGGCAGTTACTGTTATACCTAAAAGCCTTTGTAGAACTGAAAGCACTTGAGGAACTACTAACAAATGTTGGATTAGCGCCCGCTAGGCTAAAAACGTACTGGTAATAAGTCGTACTAAAACCCGTTTGGTTACCTACGTTAAACGTAAGCAATGCAGTGGCTGGGTCATAAAAAGCAACAGAGCCAACATTACTGCTGTAATAAGAAGTTGCGCTAAAACTTGAAGACGCTGTAGTGTTTACATTTATCCAATAAATCTGGTTATAGCCAGTGTACGACGGGCTATAAAACAAATACCCATTTGAATACATCATAAGGGGGTAAGTTGTTCCTGTTGGGAATCCCCCAATATATGTAGAACTGCTTGTTGCGGTGTCATACGCATAGACGTTAGAGCCATTTAGATAAAAAAACTTGCTCACGCCATCAAAAACGCATGGAGAGTAAGAATTGCTGTAAATGGTTGACTCTGTCCCGTTTGGCCCGCCAGCGCGTCGGTAAAATCCTTGTGTAGAGTTTCCATCACTGGAGAAATAGTAAAAGTTACCATTCAACAGCCAAGCGCCTATACAGTTAGGGCCTGTAAGCGAAGACATGGATACCGCTGTATTTAGCGTTGCGGAACTTGCAGTAAATCCAGAAGGGGTCAGAAATACAGCCCCGTCAGTAATGCCGCTTGCATAGGATGTACTGCCAGTAATGTCATTGACATTAAGATATTTAGCAGTAGACGTGTCATAAGTTAAATTTACGGTACTGTTCACATCAACAATTTCAGTGCCAGTCAAACTTCCACTTAATGATGCAACTTTTGTGTTGTTGATTACAACTGATGGCGCTGTTGGATATGAATTATCAGCAACCTCCATGTCCTTAATTACATACCGTGTGCTTGCATTTGTTGTAAATAATGATTGTGAGTTTGCAACATAATCTGTCCATAAGATGTTTTTGTTGACTATCTCGGTGGTTGTATCTGCCATTGCAAAGACTCCTTATTGGTATTTCAAAAATGTTGCGTAAGAGGTTTGATACGCCTCTGCATTCGCCCATACGGGCGCTCCTGCGCCCCCGCTCGTCAAAAGAAAACCAGCCGTTCCAGCGGCACTGTAACCAACAGCAGTACCAGTTCCATAAGCTACAGCGCCAGCAGTTGGCGTGTCAGTGGTGTTTGTGCCGCCCGACAATATTGGTACGGGAGAAACCCAGCTTGCGGTGTTGTTGCTGTTGGCAATCAATACTTGGTTGGCTGTGCCATAAGTATTGACCAAAGAGAACTGCGCTCTGTAAGGCGTCACTTGGGTGATTTTTATTGGCTCATTTCCAGCAAATGCGGCATCCCCAGCATTAAATGAGCCTGCCGTAGCAGGAGCCACACTCAAAGGCGGTACAAATGGCTCCCATTGATTGCCGTTCCATACCCAGTTAAATCCAGACGCTGGTGAATAGACTTGACCAACAACAGGGGCGGCAGGTGGGAAAAAGTTAAAAGGCATAGTTAACTCCAGTTACCAACCCTAGAAACAGCATTGGTTCCAAGTGGGCGGATACGGAAGAAGGAACCAGCGCCAACCAGCGCGGAACTTGCCACACCCAATGACACTTGCGGAACAAGTGTTCCGCCACCAGCAACCGTGATGTAGCCCTGAATCACCGCAAAGCCAGTTGTGGTTGTTGTTGCGGTTGCAATAGAAGTATTTGCCGCGACGTTGTAGGAAATGGTCGCCGCAGTAGGTGTAGCAAACGCCGTCTTGGTGGCGTTGGCTGTCCAATATTGGCTAATCGTTGCAGAGCCACCAAGCGCAAAGCCAAACGAGCCAGAGGACGCAGACATCGAAGAAAGATTGAACTGGCACTCAAACTCAAACGTACCCACAGGCAAAGTCACAGCGCCGTTCGTGCTTGCGTTGAACAACTGTTGAGCAGATGTAGTCGATGTGAGTGTGTAATTCGCTGTTTGCAGAATAAACTGCTCTGTCATCCAAACGCCACGAGCATTGGCTGTTGGTGTTAGGTAGGCAACGACGCCATCAAACTCGACTGAGCCAGCTACAGCCGTAGTCAAGTTTGTGCCAGCGTTGAACAGCATTGGCTGAACGGATGTTGTACCTGCCGACATGGCAACCCGTGTAAAGGTTCCCAAGTTTGGCGTTGTTGCGCCAACCGTTGCGTTTACAGCGCCACTGGTTGAGTTTAGGGCAGTAAAAGTACCAGCGGCTGGAGTCGTTCCGCCAATGACGGAGTTGTTGATTGTTGCGCCAGTAATCGTTCCAGAGGTAATGGCGGCAGTAGAAGGGAAGTAGCCCAGCGACGTCCACGCAGTTGAGCCATTACCAATTTTTGCCTTTCCCGTATCGGTCTCATAACCAATCTCACCAGAAAGCAGTGTTGGGTTGGCTGTTGTCCAGTTTGCCGCTAAGTCATTGCGATATTGAATTTGAATTGCCATTATGTTGCTCCGCCACAGTTAAAGTACAAAGGATTCCACACTGTCGTAGAGGCAGTGCCACCATAAAGATTTGTTAAGTCTAAACCAAAAGTCCCAGAAGTAGGGTCTACCCAAGTAGGCTGTCCCACACTGCCAGAAACAAATGTTTGACCCGAATTCCCCACTGGAGAAAACGCCGTCACGCTTGATGCTGATTGATACAAAACTTGACCCGCAATACCGCCAGCGATGCTTGCGGCAGATATGGCGGCAGGGGCAGAAACCCATGTGTAGTTTGTTCCGTTGTAGCCAAGCACCAGCCCGTTTACAGGGGCAGGCACGTTGCTAAAACCGCCAGCGCCGTTTCCAGCCAGAATGTAGTTGTTTAGGGGTGTTGGCAGGACGTAATCGACACCGGGGACAGCCGCCGTCATTGCGCCCGCGCCGTTGCCTTTTACAAGGCCAGTGATGGTTGTTGCGCCAGTTCCGCCGTTATCAACATCCAGCACGCCAGCCATTGTTATCGTGCCAGTGGTCGTAATTGGGCCACCAGAGAACGTCAGGCCAGTAGAGCCGCCAGAGACGTTCACACTACTTACCGTAGCCGCCGCACTTGCAGAGGACGCCAGCAAAGACACCACGCCAGCACTGTTCTTGACGTACAGCTTCAGGTCAGCGACGTTGACGGCTAACTCACCAGCGGCAAGATTCCCTGCCACTGGCACATTGGTAGCCGTGGAACTGTAGTAGGTTTGAATGGGTGTAAAACCAGCCTGAGCCATATTTTTCCTTAATCTTTATTCGAGAACCTTACCGCCGTAAGGTATCCCACCAGTGTCGCCATCAATGGGGGTGTCAGGACGCGCAAACCGAAGGTTAATCCTTTCGGTTTTCCGAGCCGCCAAGCGGTAAGGGTCAAGGGTGTCCCAACAGCCGTCCCCGCAGACGCGGAGCCCGGGGGAGTTCCCGTCGGGCCTCAAGTCCACATACGGCTTCTTCATCTTGCACCTATCGCACACCGCGATTGCAAGTGAAGTCATCCCTGTTGTGTCTAAGAAAGTAGGCATCCCTTACCTCGTGTACACGGAAATGTTAGGGGCGAAGTAAATCGGTGACTTGTCGCGCTCTTCCTGCTCTGCTTCGTACAGGTATTTCTCAGCCATCTTTTCAAGATAGCCAACCCTGTCCATTGCAACTTGCGGCAATTCAAGGCTCATACGATGAGCCAGCATAAAAATAACCGCCTCGTACCAGCGCTGAGGAATCTGCAACTCGTCCGTCAAAGAGCCAACGTCCATGATTTGCGTGGAGTACCACACCGTCATCTGAACAAACGGGTTGCTAGGTGTAGGCCAAAGATAAATCGTTGGCGTAGGGATTGTGCGGTCGAACCAAAATTGGTACGGCTGGTTTGCCGTAAAGTTCTTATTTGGCAGGTTGGTGTAGTCGTCGCGGTTTAGGCGAGACATCATCACCTCGGTGCTGTTATTGCCGATGTACCACTCACGCAAGGCAAGAGTAGTGCCACCAGAGGCTTGGATGCGGTAGTACCCCACGGTTTGCCCCGGGTCAATGTCCGTCCACACCCAAATGTTGTCCGTTACGGGCGTTGCCCCAAGGTTCTCAAGGGTCGTCCAAGTTATTCCATCCGTGGAATACTGAAGCGCAATGTTCCATGTAGCCGAGCCACCGCCAGCAATGTAGGGCAAGAACCCGATAGAACCAGCGTAAATGGGATTTGCAACGCCGTAGGTAACCGTGAAATTGCCATTTGCAGAAGACTGTTGGCAATAGGTGTCTACGTCGTTATCCGCAAGATTTGCAACCACACCACCAGCGGATGACGTATATGCCCCATCAGGGCGCGTCATAGTGCGATACAGGACGTTTAAAGTGTCTACAGCACCCACAGGTAGCGTGTACTGGTATTTGTCCGCTGACAGCCCTATAACCTCTTTGCTGATGCACCAGTATTGGATGCCACGGTTGATGAGGTTGGACAGCAAGAACCCAAGCGATTGGCGTGCGGACAAGACCTGCTCAGAAGTCAGTTCTTCAGCCAGCTTGCCACAACGACGAGCGCCGTGGTCAATCAACGTCTGTACGTTGTATGTCTGTCCGTAGGTGTCAGAATACGCCATCTCTTATCCTTACCAGCCGGGGCAGTTCCACCGCTTCAGCGATGCCTTGGCGCGTGGTGCGTCCCCCTTTGAATGTTCCACAACCCCACTCATGCGTGCGCAAAAGGAGTCCTTTCGAGCGCCGCCTTTGGGCTGTGGAGCCTTTAAATCGCTTCCCGTCTCACGGTTGTATTTTGCCCGACCTTTGGCTGTTAATCCAGCGCCTTTTTCAACAGGCAACTTCTCGCCACGACCGACTGCAAGATTAACTTTTTTCTTGGTCATTTTGTTTTGGCTGTCTTAGCTGAATCACGAAAGTCTTTAGCCGTTGGAGCGCCTTTTGAACCCACTCGACGCATCTTTTCGCCAGAGCCTTCAGCGATTCTTTGACGTTTTGCATTGATATTTTCATACAAACCACCGCCTTTCATTTTTTTTGCCTCATCAGCCTTGGTAAATTCTTTACCGACTTTTTGAGAGATGCCCACCTTCTTAGCGAACGCAGGGTTATGTGCGACCGCCGCCATTAAATTGTGCTGGGAAGATGATTTGCTTGGCATGATTTACCCGCAGAAAATGGTGACTGCCGCCGCAGTTGGCAACGTCACATGAATGTTGGTTGTGAAGCGGATGCCGTTGCCGGGCAACAGCGTGGAAAACGGATTAGTTGGCGAAGCAGAAATATTGACTCGCAAAAGCACAGTTCCAGATGCACCACCATCGCGGAACACAATTTCACCAGCCGTACCGCCAGTCAATAATTGATAACCAGCAAGGTTTGTCGGGCCTGCATAAATAACGCCCGTCGCATCTCTGTGCGCCGAAAATACATTCGTCAATGTTGACATTTAAATCTCCAATTAGAAGCGGGGGCCGAAGCCCCCACTCGTTTTCAACAAGCGCGTCCGCCGCGCTTTTTACCTGCTGGGGTCACTGTTATGGACTTTTCACGTTCCGTAACAGAACCTTGCCCGCCTAACGGTTTAGCACGGAACGCATCCATTTCTTTGCGCTCACGGTCGCTGAAAGCACCTTGACCAATCAGGCTATTAAAAGCCTTCTTGGCTTGGCGCGGCAAGAACATCATGGCATCTGTCATCATCTTGCGGTCTGCCTCGTTCTCTGCCTTTTCACGGGCATAGTGAGCGTCATACGCACCATTAGACA